CGGTGCGTGTTGCGTCAGAACCTGGGTTCAGACCGATAACACCGATGGTGCCGCCAGCAGCGGCAGAGACAAGTTCAGTCGAGGTGGCTGAAGTGCCAACGCTAAACGTGGTTGCGGCACCGCTCCATACGGCAGTCACAACCATCTGCATGTTCAAGATATGGCTGTTGGCGGGCAGCACGATGGTTGTACCCAGTGCAGTTGCGGTCAGCGCCTGCGTGATTGGATAGGTCTGAACCATGACAACCGAGCCAACGTTCTTAACGTCTTGGCCGAGTGTGGTGCCAGAGGTGTTCAGAATGTTGCCCGCGCGAATCGGGCCAGTGAAAGTAGTCTTGCCCATTTAAGGCTCCTTTTGCACGATAAGGACGGTCTGTCTGTGCAAAGTCCGCTAGGGCGGTCAGATCGTCCGATTGATCCTAGATGGTGAAGGGGGCCGAAGCCCCCTCCGTTTTTTGCTTAGGTCGGGAACGAGCCGAAGATGGAGCGCCAGTTGTAGTATCCGAAAGAGTAACGCTCATATCCTTTTACGAGCAAGTTATCCGTAACGAAGTCCACTTGCATATCCGTTTCGAACTTTACCCGCTCCATATAGGATAGGCCGTCGATATTGGTCAGCAAGAACCATGCGCCAGTCGAGGTCAAGAAGTCGTTGACCATGTATCCCTCTGGCAAGCCGCCAGCGGTGGACATGATCGCGTTGACATCGTTGTCCGCCGTTCCTGGACGCAGTTCGGTCTTCGTCAGACGGATTGCAACTGGTTCCAGTTGTGGTGGGACAATCAGCTTGCGGCCACGAGCAAAGACCTTCAGGCCAGCCTGATCGCGGAAGTTGGTACGAATTGCAATCATGCCGTTCAGCAGGGTTGCCTCGTTCAATTCCACATCGGTCGTTGGGCGGTTTGCAACCGTGCCACCATCAATTGGGTGCGCGGTCGAGATCAGAGCAACGCCGTCACCACCGATTGCACCGTTGTAGGTGGTCGCGGTGTTCAGGATGTTTGCGCCGTAGATTTCCTTGGTCTGCTGGAAAGATTCCACCAAGCCGAGGTTTGAGGGTGCAAACTGCGTTTTGTACAGGTTATCGTCAATGGCTTTGCGAGTGATCGCGTAGCCCAAGCCGATTTCCGTATGCTCTTGGTTGTAGATAAAACGCTCACCAGCGCCGTTGTCGAATGCGGTCTGGCCGCCTTCTGTTTTCAACTGCGCGAAGCCCAAGAAGCGCATTTCTGCGGTGCGCTCAAGCGCCATCTTGGAGTTGTGCTTCGTGAAGATTTTATCGTACTGAGATGGGATCATCTCGTACTTGCCTTCGATACCACGCAAGCCTGGCAGGAGAAGGTCTTTGATTGCTGAAAGATTAACAGCCATTTTCTATCTCCTTAGATGCCAGCAAAGTTGCGGGGCATTGCGTTGTTGAATCCAACGATGATCTCGTTGTATCCGCTTGTGGCGTCATTGCCGTTGATCCCAGACAGTGGCGAAGTTTGACCAGGTTCGAAGTTTGCAAGAGCAATGATGCGGAACGGCAACGCAACGTTTGCACCCAACACACCAGCCGAAGACAAGGTGTACTGATCAGCGAACATGGTGGAAATACCAGTCGAGGTACGGCCATTCGTTTCGCTAGTTGCAGTGCTGTCCTGCCAGTTGAAGCCGATGTTCTCGCCCACGTTGGCTTGGCCGACAGCCGTTGCCGTGGTGTTCGAGTTGCCAGTCTGCACGGAGAAACGGGCATTTGGGTCGGTGATCACATAGGCAATCACATCACCAGAAGCGTCCGAGCCGCCCCAGTAGTTCGACCAGACGGTGCGCTTCTGCGATACCGACAGGTATTTGCAGCCAGTGAACACGCCAGCCACGGGGACGTAGACGGTGACCACGGGGGTGGAGGTTGCCGAGGTTGCAGCCGCAACGCCAGTGCTTTGAACCACGACAGTCGTGGAGGTGGCCGAAGTGACCGTGAAGACACCGTTTGGAACGCCAGTCGCGTTGGTCACAACCACAACAGAACCCACTGGGGCTGCCCAATTGGTCGATGCGAAGGTTGGGATGTTTGCGGTGCTGGACGAGATCGCGGTGAAGGTGATCGTCATTGCGCCAGTGGCGACAGTGGCGATGCCAGTTGCAGCAACGGTCAGGGTTACTGGGCCAGTTGCTTGGGCGATGTAACCAGTGCCTACGCCAGTGGCGTTGGAAGCCTGCATTACAGGGTCATTGAAGAAAATTGGGGTCGTATTGCCCGATGCAATCGCGGCCATGGTCTGCTCGTAGGTTGGAGCCGAACCAGCGCCTGAATACTGGGCGAAACCGATAGGCGCAAACGTATTTGCCATGCGGAAATCTCCTTTACAGGAGGTCTATTTCGCGCACCGAGGCGATTTATGACCAAGGGGGTGATTTGGACAACCCCGCCGAGGGGATGGATGTACGCACCATACCTCTATTTTTACGACAAGTAAAGGGGGCGACCAAAGCCGCCACCGCTCACTATTATTGATCACTCAGGAATTGGCATGGCTTCATACCCCTTCTTGATCCTCGTCATGTTCTCACCCTTGTGGCTGCGCTCGAACTCACCTGGGCGTGAGGCTGACAGCTGTTCCTCCTTGGCCCGAACTTGTAGGCGCGCGCGGCGCTGCTCAATAGAGCGGGCCTCTTCGGTGATCTCTAGTGGGCGCTCCATCAGTACCATGCCCTTGCGGATGATCATGGTGCCTGTGTACCCCAGTGGCATCATTTCGGGGTGTCTGGACGCTGGGACGATCTCCCAGCCATTACCTTGCAGGTAAGTTTGGTGGGAGGGGTCTTCAGCGCCAAGGACAGTCCACCTTTTCCACTCATAGCTCCACTCTTCTGGGACAATGCCAGGCTCCACAAAGTATTCATTGTGGCCGCTGTCCGTTTTATTGTGGTTGCGAAGCTCCGCAATACGGGCCGCCGCATCCCGTGGCTGTTCAACTGTCGCCATTGGTTGGCGCATGCTGGGCCGCACACTCTTCGTCACCTTCTGAAATTCTTCATCGCTCATTTGAGTTTACCTTCCTTAATGAGTGCAATCTTATGCTTGGCATAGTCCTTTTCCTCCATGCCCATGTCTGCCGCTGCCTCACGCTCTGCTGCGGACAGCCTGATAGCGTTCTTACTGCCATTGCTCGTGCCACGGCTTACAGGTGCGGCTGCAGGGGCAGCATCACGGCGCTGTGTGACTTTTGCAGCGTACTGGTCGCCAGTGTCGCTTGTTTTTGACACGCCAAGCTTGGCTTCAATGGCTGCAAAGTACGCAGGAGTGTCCACGGCGATGCCATCGTCAACCGCATCCTCATGCGCGCGGATCATCTTGCGATTCAAGCGCTGATCGGTGACGAATTGAGGGTTGCGGCGCACCCAGTCTGCAGATGTAGAGGACAGGCGCGATGCAAACGCCTCAACTGGATCTGCAGGGACATATTGCGGCTCTGGAGCCTTGGGTTTGGATGTCATAGCATCCAAGCCGTTGCGAAGTTGCTGCAATTGAGCAGATTTTTCGCCCATAAGCTGCTGAATATCAGCCGCCTTGGCAAAATCCTGAGTTTGCATCGCAATTTGGTAATTGCTCTTCAGGATTTCCGTGTCGCGTACCACGCTGTCGATGGCACTGGATACCAATTGGATCTCAGTGTCATCTTTTTCGGTGTTTGCGGAGTGCGCCCGTCTTTCTGCGGCCACACGCGCCTCGCGCTCAGCGTTAAGCTGCCGCTTTAGCTCAGAAACAGTGTCCTGAACGTCTGGAATTTGGGCCTCATCCTCAACTACATCGTCAAGTACAATCTCGATTTCTTCTTCATCCATGTCTTTTCACCTTCAATAAACGGAATCTGGGTGGGGTGCGCGGCCCTTGATGCTGATGTCATCAAAAATACGGCACAAAACGCCATTGACGGTGATAGACCAGCCGTCAGATGGGCGGAAAATGAGCCAGTCGTGGTCATGGAAGATCATTCCAGTGAACCAATTGCCGTCCTGCTCAAATGCAAGCGGCCCCTGCTTGACCAACAGGCCAACCTTTGACTGGTATCGGTCTTCATCAAGGTGATTTGCAGTCAAAATCAAGCCAGATTTTGTCTTTTCTGGCCGCAGGTAGACGGCGAGAAGCACTTGGTTGTGAAACAACTCAATGTTTGAGATGTCACCAAGCTCTTCCAACAGCTTTTTCTTGGGGTCTTCTTCGTGGCTCATGGGCATATGGGGCATGTCTAATCCTTACATGGTCTTGTTAATCGTGGCGGAAACCTCGTGACACATTGAGATGACCTCATCGAGCGCGGCAATTTTTCCGACCGCCTCACGATATTCCTCAATAGTTTTAATAGCAAGTCCGCCAGCCATGTTGCTGACGATCTCGGCCTTGCGCTCAAGAATGTACTTGACGAGTTCCCGCTCAAAGGCGGTGCTTACGGTG